TAAGTATTCGACTTCGCCCGCCGCTGCTTTAGAAGCACGATACAATGCCATAGCGGTAGCAACAGGCAGAGACTTTACTCCTTTTTACGGGGTCGTCCCCAAGGTGACAGAGACTGGAGATTTCGCAGCACTGCCAACTGAGGTCCAACAAGCAGTAACTCCGTTCACCACAAGATCGGTCGCAAACCCCGACCTGCAATTTATACCCGGCACGGTTGAGACTTTACCACAAGCGCTGAAGGGCACCGCTTTGTACAGTTCGTTTGAGGCAGTAAATCCTGATCAAGATGTAGAACTTAGTGCCAAACAACTGGCCATAATTAACCAAGCTATAGATAAAAGGGTATCACAGATACCTAACACTATTTCTGTGGCTGTGGTGGACTCTGCCGCTGAAGCTCCAAGGGCTTTTGAGGGGAGACCGAACGCTGCTGCGGTGGCTACACTCCTTAATGTAGATGGCGATACTGTTCCGGTTATCTTCATTTCGAGGGAGAACATGGTCAAAGCGCTGGCAGAGAAAGAAATACCGAATGCCCTCAACCTCGAAGCTACAGTAGATGCAGTTTTAAGTGAGGAGGTTTTCCATATAGCTGAGTTTAAATCTATCCCTCAGGCAGAGATAGATGCTTTGGCGGGCAGTATGCGGAACTACGAGTTCGATGAGATCATTGATGAATATACTTCAGACCCCTCCCTGAATGGGAGACTTAAGCAAGCTATTGCAGACGGGGATGCGGAGACGAAGAACCAAATGATTGGGGAGATGCTTCGCATGAAGCTACAGAGAGTACTGCGGGGCACTACTACTGAGGAAGATGTAGCCTTTTACGAGACAAACCCGAATGCGTTCCGTGTTTTGCTTCGGTACTTTGCCAACATATTCCGCAGGCTCTACGCTAGATACAACTTGTCCAAGGACAATCCTGTTATTGCCAACATGATTCAGGAGATGTCCTACGATCTAGGGCACCTTGCGAATGGGGGTGCAGCCTTTGCCCCCACCCTGCCATTTGATCCTCGTGACCCTGATGCAGGTTACAGGGTTCTTGCTCGCCGGTTTGAGGCCACCGCTAGTGAGATAAAAGAGGACACAGAGATTGGCGAGGTACTAGCTCGTTTCAGGGGGATGTTTGATACCTTGAAGTTACCCTTCGCTACTTTTAGCAAAGGTGAGTACAAAGGGCACAAAGGGACAGACGCGCTTCTTTATGGTGAGGTAGATCCCAGAGTGGTTGAGTTGAAGAAAAGAGAGTCGGCTTTCTTAGCTGCTATGGAGAAAGTTTCAGACGAAAAACTTTCTAGGTTTGAAGTATTAAGGAAAAGAAATCCTTTAGTGACTGACACCTTGATTGGCACCGCTAGTGGTAGCACAGCAGACGCGGTAGTAGATACTGACTTCAAAATTTCTAGGATCGAGGAGTACAGAGCTTGGAGAGAAAATCAGGAACAGTTAGTAGAGGCGGGGGAAGCCTCCCCGAATACCTTATCTAAAGCCAACCGTACGCTTAGGTTCAAGCAGATGGTGAAAGATAGAGTGAAAGAAGAACGGCTGCGTTTACAACAAGAGATACGTGACCAAATCTCTGGCGCGTTTGAACAGATCCAAGCTATCGACCCTGAGTTGGCTGCTTCGATCAAAGAGATCAGGGTATTTAACGACACTCTTAGCACCATCATGAAGAGCGAGTATGGTCTGTCTGGTAAAATAGAGGCTAAGATAGATAGTCAGTCAGGCATATATTTGACCAGAGCTTACAGAGCTTTCAGTGAAGAAGGCTACATAGATAAGATACTCAAAGACCAGACTACCGAAGTTTTCCAAGAGGCCCGCGATTACTTTGAGCAGAAGTGGGTTTCTACTCAGTCAAGGTTCTTGAGAAAGCAAGCTAGGAAAGCAGGCTCTCCTATTACAAAAGAGTTTGCTGACCAACAAGCTCGTAACGAGTTACAAAGCGAACGCGAGAGCAACCAAGATCCGGTGCGCGAAGCTATGGTCGCTTACCTGCAAGCGTTGGATGCCCGCGCTAACAACAAAGAATTGCTCAGACCACCCAAAGGTTTGACTAGAACGCTAGTTGCTAATCTGGAGAGTAGAAGAAAAGTACCCCCAGTTATCCAGAAACTGTTGGGTGTGTACGGCCCTGAGGAGGGGATAGAGAACTCTTTCCGCACCATGTCGGTTTTGACCCGCATGATAGCGAGGCAGAATTTTAATAACAACCTGATCGCTATAGGGTCCGACCCCGAAAACGATTTTGTCCTCACCCATGCTGAGATTAAGAAAAGAGTTGCAGCAGGAGAAACAAAACTAAGTGAGTATGTTAATTTAAGAACAGGCAACAAGTGGGATAGCCGCGACGAACCACTACCTAGAGTGGGCGTAGAATCTGACTACGATAAAACGTTTGGTTACTACACCCCACCTGAACTTAATGAAGGCATGCGGAAAATGTTCAGCCCTGAAGCACGGAAGGGGGAACTGACTTCGCTAGAGAACGCCCTACAAGGGGGCATTACAGCGGCTAGGTATCTAACTGGATTGTCGTTGTCCGCTAAGACGATGGGGTCCATAGGTTTCTACCTGAGGAATGTCATCGGTAACTTAGTATTTTTTGGCCCCTCCCAAGGCCTTGGCCCCGTGTCCATGCTTAGGATTATGTTCACCAACGGGGGGATGAAACATATTTTCAAAGGCGTGTTTGGTAACACACGAGCTTTTGATGAATACTATGCTGAACTCAGAAGTTTAAATGTAATTGGGGGAGATCTTTACGCTTCTCAAATCAGAGACCTATTTAAAGGAGGGGGCGGTCTTAAAGACGCGCAGCAAGAAATCAATACCCTGCTAGATAAGATTAAAGTTTCAACAAAAGCAGGGGCTAAAAAAGTAGACCAAGCGCTTCTCAAGCGTCTAGAAAACTTGTCGCAAGGGGTAGATGCTTTTTACAAGATTGGATACTATGAAGCAGAGAGGGCTAATCTTACAAAAGCCAGACAGAGTGATATAGATACAGGTACTGATACAGGTTACCTCAATCTAAGTGACTCTGACCTTAAAGAAATGGCTGCTAAAAAAGTAAGAAGAACTGCTCAGTCTTACTCCGATTCAATTTATGCGGTCGAAAAGTTTAATAAAAAGTTCGGTCCAGTTATTACGCCCTTCTTTCGGTTCAAAACAGAAGTGATCCGCGTCACTATCAACACCTTTAAGCTGGCTATTGAAGAGATAAAAAGCCCCAACCCTGTTATTAAAGCGAGGGGTGTCAAACGTTTGATAGGTATCAACACTGTCCTCTTTGGTTTTTCGATGGTAATCCCCACTGCCGTAAGACTTGGCTTTGGTATCGAACAGGACGAGGATGAGTTCCTTAGGGCGGCGGGGCCAGACTACAAAAAGTTCGCCACGTTCTTCTACTACAGTTCTGGCGGAAAGTTAAAGCAGGTAGATGCCACCTTCCTAAATCCTTATGCTCTTGAGACTGATGGCACTCTCCGTCTTGTGGAGAATGTTCTTAGAGGGAAACCCGACAAAGGTCTGCAAGCATTTCTTGGCGTGTTACAAGAAACTTTCTTGGATGAGCAAATCTTCTTGGGTGCGGTAATAGATTCTAGACGAAACGTTAGATCTGACAATAGTCAGCCTATCGTAGAGGAGGCAGATAGCACCCTAACTAAAGTCCGTAAACATTTGGGTTACATTTTTGGAGAATCTTTTGCCCCCAGAACACCGGCTGCTGCGGTAAGAGCGGCGTTGGATATTGGGGCAGAGCCCCCAGCCGACCCTGAAAGATCAAGCGTCAGGAAACTTCTCAATGAGTTTCACCCAGCACGGCCTTACACCGTTGACCCAGAGCGCTCTTTCCAGAGGTATCTTGAAAAGAAACGGGACGAACGTAACAGAGCAACGGCACGGTTCAATGTGTTAAAGAGCAGAGGTTCTCTGACAGAGCGGCGCATGAGAAGAGAGACGCGCAAGTGGGTCGATACTCGCAAGCGTATTGATGAAGAAATATACAGGACAGTGTACGCTTCACTGGATCTAGGATTGAGTCCTAAGAAAGCTGCTAATGTGATGAGTATCACTTCTCTTGGTATGGGTAAGAACCGCCAAAAGAATATAGTCTTAGGTCAGATGGATCGTCCGGTATTGACGGAGCCTTTCAAGAACTCCTTGGTAGGATTGACCTCTGATGGTGCTGTAGGACGCCAAAGGATCAGGATTATTGAGGATGAGATAAAGAAGTATGGTCCGCGTATGCTAACGCTAGAGACCGAATAGCTTCGTACGCATCAAAGATCTGCTTATCCTCTGACATACGGGCCTCCAAAGATCTCGCTCTGGAGGAACAGGAGGAGGAGGTGAACTCTGAGGCGGGGCTAAAACAACACCCCGCATTGAACCATGTTACTTTGAACTCTCTTTTTGCAACTAAGATCGCAAGAATACACCACTCACACTTACCCCCGTATTGCCTAAGATCTCTCCAGTGATAACCTGATACTTCTGATACAGCCTTCCTGATAGAGTTAGTAACAACGGGTTGTCCCTGTTTCATCAATCCCTAAGTCTTTATCTACTTCCCTACTAGCGTTGTAGGTGCTGCGAAGAAGGTTTCTGATTGCGATCATCAGAGGCTCGCCCTCTTGCAACTCCATCTCCCCCTGAACTACCCCGTCTTGGATAAGGTGTGCTCGTTGCTGCACTAACTCATCAGCAACGTACATCCCGTCCACGAACATGGGTAGCCCAAGGGGTTCCACTATCTGCACATAGTGACGCATGTTAATCAATGATAGAGAGGACAGCCTCTTTTACTTCCGCAACAAGACTATCATCCTGTAGTAGATCACGATCAACAGATGCGATGATCGCGTCTACGAACTTGTCTAGCACGGACTCGATGTGGGGTCTGGTAGTTCTCAGACTCCCTGTAGGAGTGAAGGATATAATAGACCAACCAGATGCGTTGTCTTCACGACGGCTCTTGATTTCTACTACTGCGTTTCCTACTTGTTTTTCTGTAGCTGTTTTCATTTACCCTAGTAATTGTTCAGTGCCTTGTTGCGGCTCTGGGTGGTGGGCATCTACTATCTCCTGCTCAAGCGCGGGATACAAGGCTGCAAGTTTGCCCCTGTTGGGTTTGATTACATCGACTCCATGCGGGGGAGAAACAGGCATCCCAAGATTGCGGCAAAGAATTGACAAGTCTTTCCACGCTTCAAATAGATCCCTATCTTTTAGTTGGATGCGTATAACACTTTCTTGTCGATGCACATAACCCCCTTCGCTCAACTTTCTCACACGCTTGATAGTAGACTCTTTAGTCTCCTCATCATCATCGTACCAAGGCATGCAAGGTAGCAGTAGGCGGTTCGTGTTCTCGAAGGCCCCGTTCATATCTTGGCCCCCTTGATAAATAAGGTTGTGCAATGTATCTACTTTATCCTGCAACTTGTGGAAGCACTCAGTTGCTAAATCGTAGTCACTATCTGAGAGGGCTTCTTGGACTGCGTCTACCTCAGGTGTAATGTCTGTCCCGACATCAAAGGCCACCTTCGTCAAAGCTCCAGCAAACTTGTTCTCAGCGTCTACGATTCTCTTAGCAATACCACACAGTGCGAATTGGAGAACTAGAGCAAACCATTCTTTCTCAGTGTGCTTGATATCGTCACCCCAAGTAGAGGGCACCTTGCACTTCCTCCGATACTTATCCAGAGCTTTCTCGATACACATACGGATCATACCATACTTGTCAGCCATTCTCTGGGCGCGAGGCCTGAGGACAACAGGATAACCTTCTGGTATGCGGATATGGATTCGGTTCTGCCACGGAACTTTAGTCGCATCGCAGCGGCGCTTCCCTCCTCTGGTATCGTAGTGTGGCACATCGTCGGGATCTCTCCACTCTTCTAAACCTGTAGTCAGGTACTTTAGGAAGTCAGTCTTAGCCGACGAGACAGCCCCACGGTTCCTTTCAGCATTGAAGTCATGGAAGTAAGAGGTAGTCAACAGCACCCCGTCTTCGACTACCGCTGCGACAACCCAGTGTGGTTCGCCACAATAAACATACCCGTCATCGTTGGGTTCATCTATGTCTAGGCCATACAGCTTTAGTTTCAATGCTTCGGGATCGGACGGTTTGCCCAGCCAACCACTATTTCGTTTGGTAAATAATACCCCGTCAATACTACGGAAATACGGGTTAGAGTATTTACCGTAGGGATCTTGAATCAAATGATTCAGTATTGCGCTTATTCTCATTTTACTTTTCTTTCTACTTTCTAGCTTGGGCAATTAGTTGCTTGATGTTTACCACCTGCCCGAAGGGGTAAGCATCTTCGTCCTTACCCCATGACAACCACAGGGTAGGTGTATCTGGTTCTTCTTCTGGGAAGGGGCCATAACCATCAGTCGCATAGATGATGACACGGGCCTCTTCCAGATTGTCTTCGATGAAGTCAAACGCAGGACGGAAGTCAGTGCCTCCCCTGCCCTTGGCTTCGATGGGTATATCTTCGCCCGGTGTGAACTCCTCAACGTGTTGCACCTTGGCATCCACATCGATGACGATGATACGGTCAGGGTTGAGCCTGTCGGATATGGTCTGCACCACACCCATGACAGACTCTAGTGTCTCACGGTCCATGCTACCACTGGTGTCTTTGACATAGACGATAGTGCCATGACGCTCACCTTCGATACCACGTACACAAAGGTCGTAGTATCCAACCATACGTTTGTCCATACGAGTGGGGTCTTCTGCTGCTACACAGAACTCACTGATGTAAGGCTCCAGCAAAGACTCAATGTCCAGAGGAGGCTCCAGTATTTTCTCCAGTGCCTCCATGAACTTGCCCCCACCCTTACCACGTAGCTTGGCTACTTGGATAGAACTGGTCAGGATCTCAGTCCACTTGCGAGCCACTTCCTGTAGCTTACTCTTCTCTTTCGGTGGCCTGAACTCACCCGGCGAGGACGGACCTTGCGGTTGCTCACCTTGCTGTGAACCTCCACCTTTGCCGTCTTTGTCAGGCTTTTTGTTGGAGGGCTTGTTGCCTTGCCCACCTCCTTGGCCTGTACCTTTGTCTGGCTTATCGCATGGTTCTTTACCACCTCCTCCACCACCATCTTTCTTCTTGTATATCTTCTTGAAGATAACTTCAGCGGCTTCGGTCCCATGCTCTTCCAGATCCACCAGAGCTTGCGGTGGTAGGACGATGGGTATGGTGGCAGTCTGATTGTAGAGAGTAACGTAGTTGTTAATCTCGTAGTCGGCTGCTGAATTGGCTGTGTGACTACAGGCCTCGAACTGCCTCGCCAGTCGCTTGATGTGCTGCAAGAATGGATGCAACACTTCGTGGATTGTAAGTCCCACAGTCTGTTTGAGTGTCAAGCTGTCCACGAACTGCCGCCCATAGACTCGCTTGATTCCGTCTGTCCAAGCTGTGATGCTTGGGTCATCAACAACCTCGACAGGCATGGCGTTCGCCGCCATACCAAAGAAGCTGTGTTGTGTCGTGATGTATGTATCGCCCTTGGCGATCTTGTCTTCTGTCTTCATGTTTGTTTTTTCTGTTCAGTCTTGTCAAACGTTTGACAACCCCTCGATGATTCCGCAGCAGTTCATCTGCTTCCGGCGAGAGTTTCATGTTTGACTCGCCATCCCTGACCATGTGGTCACTACCCATATCCCTTAGCCAGAAGTACATGCTGACAACGAGAGGATCGGTAGTAGACCACATAACCACGGGAGATGATTCGTGATTCAGAATGTGATGGACTAGGTTAGTCGAGCTTTCCTGAGAGGGCGTCCCCATGCTTGATCGTCCAGTCTAAGAGGACTTTGGTACGGGTCAAGTCTGGTTTCACACGTTGAATAGAAGTACCGACAAAGGACTCCAAGGAGTTGAGCTTGTCGGGATTGTTCTTGTTGGGGTCAGTCAAGCGGTGTGCCAGAGTAAGCACCTGCTTGAGATTGTTCTGATTAGCCAAGGAGATGAGGCGGCAAGCAATGAGCCACACGATGTCGATCTTGTTGGGGATCGAACAACGGTCTGCATCCTCCAGCATCTTGTCCACATCACCGACTTGGGAAGTCAGCTTGAGGAAGTCAGCGAACATATGCCCGTGCTTCTCACCCACCTTACTCTGACATAGTGGCACAACAAGTCTGTGCTCTGCCAGTTCACGAGGACTGTCGAAGGCGTTGACCATAGCACCCAGCCTGTCGAAGGATCGGAAGGTAGGGAAGTTAGACTCGCCGTCCCACTTCTTGATGTCGTAGTCGTATGGTGCCTCAGGGTTACACTGTAAATAAGCATACACCTCAGGATACAACCCGATGTTCTCCAGATAGCGGAGGTATGAATCGAGGTTTGGCTCCACGAGAAAGATGCTGAACCTGTCTGCCAGAGCAGCAATCATACGTTCGACCCCTGTCTTATCTGACACACGGTTAGACGCAGCACAAGTGAAGGTATCTTTTGGAAAGAAGAACTGACCAATGCGTCTGTCCAGCACAGCTTGCATGAGCGTAGGCTGCGTAGCCCTCGCCCCATTCAGCATCTCGTTGATGAACAGACAGTTCGGCTTGTCATCTCTGAAGTCAAAGTCTTCGTCGATCATATACTCCATCTTCCTTGTCTCCCGATTAGGCATAGGAAACCCTCGCACATCTTGCGGAGTCTTCTGAGTTACACGGTAGTCGATGAGATGAAACCCCTGCTTGGCAGCGAACTTAGTAACTTGTGCGTCTTTACCCGGTCCCGGTGGACTAAGCAGTAGCACAGGCTTTTCGTTACCTTCCTTCAGGTTCACTTCAAGAACCTCTACAATATCTTCGGATATAATTGTCGTATGTGACATGTCTTTTGTTTTTGTTTTGTTTTCTTCCCGCGTTGTTGATGGATGCGCGGCCCCCCAACTTCATTACATAAGTGAGTTCGCAATCTCAGTAGCCTTGGCACGAACTTCGTTGGCTACAATCTTGGAGCTTTTGATGGAGTCATCATCCACACCAGTCAGCATGTGCTTGGCATTGTCGATAGCGAGCAGTAGCTCATTGTCTACCCACTCCGCTTCCATCATGGATGGTATCATTTCGCACAGCTCCACAACGTGACCCAAGGTAGACTTGGCCCAACGTGTGCCTTCATCTCCTGCTACGAGGCAGCGGGAGGCAAGGTGATTGAGCTTGTCACGGAACCTCTCACGGAGTTGTTCTGTGATAGCGTTGAAACGTTCCTGCTGTTGGTTCTCCCATATCTCACGGACATCAGAATGGATATCCTCAAGACCTCCCAGAGCGTTCCAGTTGAAGGACAGGATAAACCTACGACGAACAGCGTCGAGGTCATCGGATGCGGGGATGAGGTGGGCAAACTTAGCGAAGTCTCCGTTGTGCTTGACCTCGCAATCCTTGCGGATCTCAGGCCACTTCTGCACAAACTCTTCTACTAATCTGTCATACTCTGCTCTAGCTTCTGCTATGAACTTCATGACCTTAGGAACCATGAGAGCTGGCACTCGGCGTTGCCCTTGATCCCAAGGCAGGGTCAGTTCATTCACTCTTCTACGGACCCAACCAACGTGCTTGTTGATATACTTAGTCCATCTCTTGTCAGTGATATGACTCTGCATCTTGTTGACGGCGGGGTCAGTGCCATGCTTTGCAGCATACTCTGCCTCCCCTGTCTTGTTGCGGCGCGTCTTGTCCCAGCCTGTAGCGTTGACAGTCAGCGTTGCGCCGATGCTCAATGCACCCTGATTAGTTGATGCCTGATTAGGGGTTGATGTTTCCCTATACTTTGCTGCTGTCTTACGAACAACAGCCTTGTCTGTGGTGTGTGTATTTTCGTTCACTTTTCTTTTTGGCATTGTCAAACGTTTGACCGCTTGACTTGGTTGAAGAACAGTTGAGATGCCTTTCCCAACTGTTCATATAGTATAACAAATAATAAGTTATTTGTCAAGTCTTTTCTTGTTCCTGTCTAAGTAGTTTTTGATGGCGGTGTCGGCTGCGGTAGGCAGGGTGCAGGATTCAAGATCCCTGAGCAGTCTGCATACGTCAGCCTTCTCCTTTGCCAGTTGTTCCCGTAGCTCGATGAGTGGTAACTGTTGCTGTGCCAAACGTTTGATGGCTGGCATCCATTGTCTTACGTCAATGATCTTTCCCATAAGAGTGCGTAGTCTGCCCTTCTTGTTGGCCTCAGGTAAAGGATCAAAAGGATTCCATACAGGAGTCAGGGTCACGGGTTCTTTCTTCTTTATCTTCGCGTGCAGGTCAGGATCTCTGAGATGCACTACGTGGTTTCTCTCCCTGCGCTTGTTGGCAGGGGGCTTGCGTTTAGGACTAAGGTCCAGTTGTTTGCTTTTCATTGTGTGTTGCTTGTTGTGCGTTACTTGATTCTCCACGCCCATATGGACAAGAGAGTAAGGAGTGTGATGGTCAGGATCATTTTGGTTGTCGTAAAAGCTATACATCCAGCGCAGCGTCACGCTTATCCGACGGGCACAGACGATACTCCTCGATGTATGCAGACCCGAAAGCGTCATAGCTATCGAAGCCTTCGATCCCCTGAAACTTTTTGTATAGAGCATACATATCGAAACGCTCGATAGGATGGCACTTACCTTTGTACTCAACGAACGCAGATAGCCAGTTGCTTTGGATCGTAACTTCACACCTGACTCTGTGATAGGAAGAGATAGGCGGCAGTATCCAAGGCCCCCACTTCCAGAACGTGAGCCAGTCAGTTATATGAGAGCCGATGCTCAATAGAAAGAAATCCCGTATCCTTTTTAGTCGCACCTTCCACATAGGTCCATGTGGTTTCGGTGCCCCGAACGTGCAGGAGAAGTCTCTTTTGTAGAGAGGGCCTTCATCTGTTTTGATAACGTCAGCAGTAGGAAAGTCCTTTGTTGCATCAGTTGGCTCTGCATCCTCAACTGCTTGGATGATGTCATCCGTTAGTTGATCAGATGCCCTATTGTCAGGCAGGTATCTGTTAAAGAACAGAGTTACCTCTAGTGTTTCTGTTTCTAGTTTCATGTTTCAGTGTTGGTTGTTTGTCTTGTCGTGAAAGCGGACGTTCTCAGGATTATGCACATACTTCATGGCATCCTCCTTGAGAACACGGGGGATCTTACCCTTTAATATATCGTCGAGCAGAACAGGTCGGTAGCCCACTGCCTCATGCGAGAGCAGGAACCAGCGTTCGTCTTTCTCATCCTGCCATGCTGACTCCTCATCACGGTGGTTGCGAAGATGCAGGTGGCCGTGAATGTTAAGGTCAGCGCCTTGGGGGAGGTGTAGCTCACCCTCTTCAAATCTCGCTTGCCACCCAAAGGTCTCTTCGCTCACAGGACGATGACTGAATAAGATATTCTGACCACCATACTTCAGTGTCATGGTCTCCATTGCAGCAGTGAACCCGTGCTGGATGTAGTAGGAGTAAGGCTGGTTGTCATGGTTACCCAGCAGCAGGATCTTACTCCGCGCTGGGCATCGGTTCATGATTTCAGATGCAGCTATACCATCGCGCCATGCTTCAGTAGGACTCTTAGCAAAGGCGAAGTCCCCCAAGTGAATGAGGATATCGTCAGGCCCCAGTTTACTGAGGGCTTCTGCTGTCCGTTCTTCGTGGTCAGGAGGGCGAACGCCCCGTCTCACGATTCCTTTGTGGAAGAAGTGGGTGTCAGTGACTACCCATATTCTTGATGTTAGTTTCATATTTTCTTTC